ACAAACTAATACACAAAAAAGCACACAGAAACTTAAGACTAATTTATGTGCTGCTGCGAAACGCTTCCAGACAAAGGGAGAAGCTTTCCAACATTTAAAAGCAAATAATGAAAATAATATTTTATATATAATTGAAGAAGTAACTAATGGACAATTGAAAAAATCATGTTATGGACGTTGCTGTAACTCTGTACATGAAGGAGAATTATGTCATATACATAGAAATCAACAAAAAAGAGAAAAAAGTATTTTTTTGAATTATGAAAAAGATATTAAAAATAAATGTGATGATAATAAGATTAAGATTGCTAAAAGTACTAGTTCTTATTTTGAAAAAGTTTCTGAAAGAGGTAATAAAAAAAATAAAAATAAAAAAACTATGTTAGATTATTTTGATAATAATAAGGATGACCCTATTTATTTAATTCTAAGTGAAAATACAGAACATTTAAATTCTTTAAGATTACATGCTACTAAATTATTACAATCTAGTACTGATTCAAAAAAAGAAAAATCTGAAGTAGATTTTATAGAAAATAATCAAAGATCATCAAATAGCAAATTAATAGATTCTATTAATAAATTTTCAAAAGATTATGAAGAATCAAATCATTTAAAAAAGAATCCTAATAATTTAAAAAATATGATTGAAAATGATGAGATTGATGATATTCTTGATGATATTAATGAAAATGATAATAAAGTTTCTGTTAAATCTTCAATTGAATTAAATGAATTAAATGAATTAAATGAATTAAATGAATTAAATGAATTAATTTATTCTAATGAATTGGATGATTTTTCTGATAATGAATCAATGAGTACTCAAGAAATTTTAGATTTTGAAGTTAATGAATTAGAACAAAATGAAGAATCTAAATCAATATTTATTGAAGATAAAGTTATTGAAGATGAAGTTATTGAAGATAAAGCTATTGAAGATGAAGTTATTGATGATGAAGTTATTGATGATGAAGTTATTGAAGATGAAGTTATTGATGATGAAGATGATTCATATGACGTTGATACAATATATACAAACAAAGGTAAATTATTATATTTAGAACCTTCTTCAATGAATGTTATTGAACCAGAAGGTGAAAATGATGGTACTTCTATTGGTATATTGAATAAGATTAATAAAAAATATTCAACGATTGAAAGAGATAATGAATATTATACTGTATTAAGTCAAAATAAATTAATTCATGAATCTAAAGAATATTATCGAGATGTTTTAAATGACAGAATATTTGAAATAATTAATAAAGAATTAATTTTTAAAGGACGTGTTACAAAGAAAAATAATTTATTCAAATTTCATTTGGATTAAATTTAGTTATTTTAGTATAAAATAATTCAAATTTCATTTGGATTAAATTTAGTTAGTTATTTTAGTATAAAATAATTATATTTATAAAAATATGTCTATTGATTTTATTGAAAATAAAAATAAAATAGATATTGAAATTGAAATAATAATGGAGGATATAATTGATAGTGTATATGATAATATTGTTGATTATTATAAAACAAATAAAATAAATGATATAATATTAATAAATAAAAAATTAGACCCAATAAGAAATAAATTAATAAATATGAATTTTTTAACAAATAATAACCAATTAAAAGAAAATTATATGGTTTATGCTATTTCAAAAAATGTTGAATATACAAAAAAGGGTATTATTGATAGAATTGAAGAAAAATCAATTATATTAAAAAAAAGACAAAAATCTAGATTATTTAAAATAATAAATGATGATTATTATGTATTTTATAAAGAGAAAAAGACTATTGAAGAAGAAAAAAATGATCAATTAAAAAATTTATTAAAAAATATATTAAACAATAAGATTAAAATTAAAAAGATTAAAAAATAAATAAAAGATAAATAAAAATTTATTTTTATTTATCCTTATCATATATCTATATATTCATATATCCACATTTACATATTTTTTATTTTATTTACTAACTTATGACTAATTTTTTTAGTTTATTTAGAAAAATACCAAATGAAATTCAATTAAACATTATTACTTTATATATTGGTATTGATAAAAAATTCTTTATGTTTTAATTATGTTTATGATTTAATGAATGTTAATTATGATGATGCAATGAATGAAAATAATGATGATACAATGAATGTTAATTATGATGATGCAATGAATGTCAATTATGATGATTTAATGAATGAAAATGAATATACAAATATGGAATATATTTATACATTTAATGAAATAAAGTTTAAAGAAGAAAATTTTTTACAATATATAAAAAAAAATATAAATGAAAAAGATTTAATTTTTGTTTTTAATAGGCTATAAAAAAATGAATTTAAAAAAAAATATAAAAATAAATATTAATACTTATGACAATGTTTTTAAGTTTATTTAATAAATTACCATATGAAATACAATCAAAAATTTTAGTTTATTTTATGGACATATGTCACAAAGTAGAAGTTTATGAATTAAAAAAATTAATAAAACAATCATTATTTATTGATAGTTTTTTTACAAAAAAAATTAAATTTCCAGAACAAGTAGGTAAAAAGCATAAATTTTTTAATGTACAATTATTAAATAATAAATTTCATAGTTTTGAAGATTATCATACATATAATGTATTTATGAATTTAATTGAAAATGGTTTTGAAATTATTGATTATAGAAGATTTAGATATTTAGAAGAAAATTGGATTAATGTTACTTTTATTGAATATACATTAGAAATTAATATAAAAAAAGATAATAAAATATTTACAAAATTTTTTGAAAGAACAAATAGTTCATATGATAGATTTAATGGAAAAAATTATTTTGAATATTTACAATATGTATCATATGATGAATATAAGCCTGATGATTATGAAGATAAATATGTTAAAACTATGAACACAATATTAAATATTAAATATTAAATATTTTTTAAAAAATCATTAAAAAAATTTAATTAAACTATTTATTTTGTACAAAATAAAGAATTGTATGTTAAGTTTATTTTTTTCAGAAAATAAAATTTTATTTACTAAATATGAATATTATATCTATTATGCCAGTTTGGGATGAACAAAATATGATAGCATTATCACTTTATAGCACTAAAGATTTTGTAAGTGAATATATTATAATTAATCAAAAAGGAACTGATAAAACGAAAGAAGTAATAGAATATTGTAAAAATTTATGGAATTTAAAAATAACTTATTTAGAATCTGATTTAAAATTAAGATATAAAAGAGAACTTATTATGAAACATGCACAATCATATGCGGATTATTATATAATACAAGATGGAGATGAAGTATATAGAGAAAATAGTAAAGAAGAAATTTATGATTTAATAAAAAATAATTATACATTTGCTAGTGCGCCAATAGTTCTATTAGAAAATAGTTTAAATCATACAACAATAAATGATTCAAATATAATTATGCCAAACCATCCATTTTTTTTTAAAAATATAGAAGATATATATTTTCCTGAAGTTGGAGATATGCCTTGGTATGATCCTAATAAGGATTATCATAAAGTTAAACATTATAAAGAGCCATTAAAATTTGATTGTAAAATAAAGAATTTTAGAAGAAAATTTTTAAGAGATATGTTTACAGAATGGCATGATTCAAATAGTGAATTAAATTTAGAAGAATATTGTAATTTACATCATTATTCAGTAAAATGGTGTAGAAAAAATATAAATAAAAAATTAAGCTTACATGAAGTTATTGATATTATGGAAAAGGATAATAATACTAATATATTTAAGTGGAATAAAATATATGAAGAAGAAAAATATTATGAAAGACCTAAAATTATTAAGTATTTTTTGGAAATAAATAAATTTTTTGGTATTGAATGTTTAGAAGATATGAAAGTTTTAGAAAATATTGAAAATAATAAGGTTAAGAAAATTAAAGAAATAAATATATCTATATTATAAAAAATAATATATAATTTTATAATATGGATATTGTAATTATATATATTATATTTTTTGTTTTAATATTAATGTATTTAATAATTGATTATAGAAATAATAATATAAAAAACATAATAAATATGGATAATTTATATTTGAAAAAAAATATGAATATGAATAAAAATATGAATATGAATAAAAATACAAATATGAATACAAATATGAATACAAATCAAATAGAAGAATTAAATAATTTAAGTGAATTAGAAAATGTAAATGATTGTAAAGTTCCTACATTAAGTACAGGACAATGTTTTAAATCACGTTTTTTTCCATGTGACCCAAAAAATGGTAGCTTTGAACAATGTACAAATAATATAATGCCTAATAATTTTAATGCTTTATGTGAAAATAGAGCATTTGAATTGGCAAAACCTGAACATAAGGTATCAGAGAATTGTTCTTATTATTATGGATTAAATTAATTTAGTAAATATGAAAATTTAAATATAATAAAAAAATTATTTATTATTATATATGCTTGAATATTATACAAATTTAAATTCAAATTTAAATTTAGATTCAAATTTAAATATGGGTATAAATAAAAATGATTTTAATAAAAAAAATATATTAAAGGACAAATTTACATTAGAAAAAAGTGATTTTCAAAAATTACAACATGCAGAACAACAAAATCAATTAAAATCACTTCAATATCAAGAAAATGAAAAAGCAAAGACAATAAAAGAGAATAAAAATATATATGATATGTCATTAAATAGTTTATTTATTAATTTAAGTAAAGTCAGTATTGATTTATTTGAAGATTTAACAATTTATTTAAATCAAAAAGATAAAAATTTAAATAATTTTTTTATAATTTTTACAAAAGGTGATAGATTAATTTATGTTGGTATATTATTTTTATTATTATCTTTATCTTTATGGTTTATTGATATTTCAAAATAAATAAATAAAAATATTTATATGTATATATATTAATGAGTAAATATGTTATTAATGTAAGAAATGAAAAAGAACCAGAAAAAGAATTAGATAAATTATTAATTCCGCATGAAATATATGATTTAACAATTAATAAGGATACAAAAAATATAGAATTATATCTTATAGCAAATCCAAAATTAATGTTCAGTTTTGTAGGATTTAATTCAAAATTAAAACATGCTGATTATTTAGCATCAGAAAGAAAATGTAGTTGCTTTTATGTAATTCCTTGGCTAACTGAATATGCGTTTCAAAATAATTTAAGTAAAAGTATATTGTTATTTAATCAACAAGTTAGATTTTATAGATATATGATAAAATATTGGTATCCAAATACAGAAGTATCATATATGAGATATTTATCATCAATTGCTTTAGGAATGATTCAAAATATATATAGATTTAATTATAATTTAGAAAATAATTTAGCAACTGATTTATGTTTTACAAAATTAAATTTTATGAAAAATTTTAAAAATGTACAACAAGTTATTAATTATATATATTATTTAAGAACATTGAAATATTTATAATTTATAATTTTTTAAAAATATTTATAATTTTTAACAAATAATTTTTTAAGATAAATAATATTTTAAATATTTACTATTTAAAATATAAATTTGAATGTAAAATAATAAATATATAATTATGGAAGACTATTTTGGAAATATAATTAAACAATTAAAATGTCAAGATAATATTAATGATTTTAATGAATTAATTGCATATATCGAAAAAAATAATTTAGAAGAATTAAAAGAAGAATTTGATTTTTTAAATATATTTGATTCATTAGAATGTTCATTTACAGTTCCAGATTTATTTTTACCAACACCTAGTGGAACAAATTTTTTTTCAATATATAATCCTTTTCAATCAATGAATTCTATTATTCCTGATATATTTAGATTATGTATAATTAAAGAACCAAGCGAGTATCAAGAACCTTTAGTAAGTGTAAGAATAAGTCCAAAAATAAGAATAACTTTACCAAATACAGGAGCTTTTGTTTTAACTAGATATCAAAAATTATTACCATTAAATATAATAAAATCTTTTTTTTATTTTGGATATAAGAGTAATTTTGAAAATTTTAATATAAATGATATAACTTTTTTAGAAATAAAAATTAAAAATTATATTAAAGATGCATTAGTAACAAGTGCAAGTTATACAGATCCAGAAGTTATATTTAATCAATTATATGGTACAGATACATTAATTCAAAATATGATTCAATTACATAATTTATTAAATAATGTTAAAGAAGAGAAAACAGATTTAACTAATATTGGTAGTTATAATTTACCTTATTTATTTTCATATTATGTGAATATACAGGTTTTAATAGATGGTTCATTTAATATTAGTAAATATTCTAATCTAAGAGATAAAAATACTACAGCTTTAAGTTATACCGATTTAGTATATTTAAATTATCTAAATAAATTAATAAGTGATAGCTTAATTTTTGATAATTTTTTAACATTGATTAATAGTAAAACATTAGGATTTGAATTAAGTCCTGAAACAATAAATAATTTAAATATTGCTGTTGAATTTACAAAAAATAATAATATTTTTATATTAATAAAAGCAGCTTTAGAAGTAAAACAATATATTTTAAATGTAATATCATATAATTTGAATAATAAATCTTATTATATTCAAGATTATGCTAAACCTGTTTATTTAGTAATTACTAAAAAACTTTATTGCAATTATGCAAATAATGAAAATTATAATTATCCTGAATTAAATGTTCCGGATTATTGTTTGTAAATAAAATTTGTAAATGAAAATTATTATTTATTATTTTATTTTATTATTTTATTTTATTATTTTATTATTTTATTTTATTTTATTATTTTATTTTATTATTTTATTTTATTTTATTATTTTATTTTATTTTATTATTATTTTTATTATTTATAAATAAAATATTGCATATAACTCATTAAATTTGGATATCCAATAAAAGGAGGTATTTCAATATTATTTCCCCTAGTTTTAGCTTCTTCTTTTATATTTTGAAAGATTTCATTTAATTCACCTTCTATTTTAAACTTAGTTTTATCTATTTTTCCATTATCTTTAAAAACAGAATATGTTGTTGGACTAGATTCCATATTTTTTTTAATTATTTGAATTATAGTCTGTAATACTTGTGCTTGAGATACTTTTTCATCTTCTTTTTTATTCATTAACTTAAGAATAAAAGGTGGAGCATTTTTAGGGATATTAACGAAGTATTTGCTTTTATCTTTTTCTAGCTTTTTCTTCTTTTTTTCTAATTTTACATTTTTTCTAGCATCAACTATACATTTATTAAAAAATGTTAAATAATTATTATTCATTTCTCTATAAATAATCATTAATGATTCGACTCTTTTTTGAACTTTATCCATATCTTTTTGTTTATCTAAATTAATAGTATTCATTTTTGAATTAATATTATTTAAATCAGTAATTATTTTATCAAAATATTCATATGGTATTCTAATATCATCAAAAATTGCTAAATTATTTTTATATTCATTTTCACTCAATTCTGAATCACTATCAAAAATTTCATTTTCTATAATTTCTGCCATTTTATATATTATTATGTTAATTTTCCTTTAAGTAAATTTTTTTAATTATTTTCAAAAGATTTAAAAGATTTAAAAGATTTAAAAGATTTAAAAGATTTAAAAGATTTAAAAGATTTAAAAGATTTAAAAGATTTAAAAGATTTAAAAGATTTAAAAAAAATAACTTAAATAATTAATTAGAATAATAAATAAAATGAGTGAGTTAAGTGAAAATTTTTGTGTTATCAAAAGAAATGGTATTAAAGAAGAAGTTAGTTTTGATAAAGTAACAAGAAGAATTAAAAAATTATGCAATGATTTAAGTAATAAAGTAAATCCAATTATTGTTGCTCAAAAGGTAGGAAGTCAAATTTACAATAATGTTACAACATCTGAACTTGATGAGTTAGCAGCACAAATTTGTATTTCTTTATCTACACAGCATATAGATTATGGTAAATTAGCAAGTAGAATTATTATTTCAAATAATCAAAAAATAACAAGTCCATCTTTTAGTGAAACAATTTATATTTTATATAATAATAAAGATTTAAATAATATTCAATGTCCTTTGATTGATAAAAAAATTTATGAAATTGTAATGAATAATAAAGATAAATTAAACGATGTATTAAATTATGAAAATGATTATTTATTTGATTATTTTGGTTTTAAGACGTTAGAAAAAAGTTATTTAATGAAAGTAAATGGAAATATAGTAGAAAGAATTCAACATATGTTTTTAAGAGTTAGTTTAGGAATACATCAAGAAGATATTAAATCGGCAATAACATCTTATCAATTAATGTCTTTAAAATATTTTACACATGCTACACCAACTTTATTTGCTTCAGGAACAAGTCGTCCTCAATTAGCCAGTTGTTTCTTACTTGGAATGGATGATAGTGTTAAAGGAATATATAAGACGGTTAGTGATTGTGCTGATATTTCAGCAGGAGCAGGAGGAATTGGATTATGTATTAGTAAAATAAGGTCTAAAAATTCTTATATAAGAGGAGTTAATGGAAAATCAAATGGAATTATACCATTATGCAGAGTATTAAATGAATGTGCACGACATATTAATCAAGCAGGAAGAAGACCCGGTTCAATTGCTGTTTATATTGAACCACATAATCCAGAAATTTTTGAATTTTTAGAATTAAGAAAAAATACTGGAATTGAATCTGAAAGAGCAAGAGATTTATCTTTAGCATTAACAGTTAGTGATTTATTTATGGAAAAAGTTGAATCTGATTCCGAATGGTGTTTATTTGATGCAGATGAATGTCCTGGATTGGATGAATCTTATGGTAAAGTTTATAAAGAATTATATGAAAAATATGAAGCTAGTGGATTAGCAAAGAAAAAAATACAAGCAAGAAAAATTTGGAATTATATTTTAACAAGTCAAATTGAAACTGGAACCCCTTATATACTATATAAAGATTCTATTAATAAAAAAAGTAATCAAAAAAATGTAGGAGTCATAAGAAATAGTAATTTATGTGCAGAAATAGTAGAATATAGTGATTCAAAAGAATATGCTGTATGTACATTGGCATCTGTATCATTACCTAATTTCATGAAAGAAGACCTAAGTTTTGACCATGAAAAATTAATTGAAATTATGGAAGTATTAGTAAATAATTTAAATAAAGTAATTGATGTGAATTATTATCCTGTACCTGAAACTCGATTAAGTAATGAAAGACATCGACCTATTGGAATTGGAGTTCAAGGTTTAATTGATGTTTATTATAAAATGAAAATTTCATTTGAAAGTGATGAAGCGAAACAAGTAAATAAGGAAATATTTGAAACTATGTATTATGGAGCTATGTTAGCATCGTATAAACAAGCATTAAAAGATGGTGCTTATAGTACATTTAAAGGTAGTCCATTAAGCGAAGGTTTATTTCAATTTGATTTATGGGATGTTAAGCCATCAAATAAATATGATTGGACTGGTTTAAGAAAAAAAATAATGGAAAGTGGAGTAAGAAATAGTTTAGTTATTGCTTTAATGCCAACAGCATCAACAAGTCAAATTTTAGGAAACAATGAATGTATTGAGCCTATTACTAGTAATATTTATACGCGACGAACAATGGCAGGTGATTTCGTTGTTATAAATAAATATTTAGTAAATGATTTAAATAAATTAGATTTATGGAATGATGTTATGAAAAATAAGATAATCGAAAATGGAGGATCAATACAGGGAATTGAAGAAATTCCTGTCCAAATTAGGGAATTATATAAAACAGTATGGGAAACAAAGCAAAAACATATTATTGAACAAGCAGCGGATAGAGGTCCATATGTATGTCAAACACAATCAATGAATTTATTTTTTGAAGAACCAACACAAAATATATTGACAAGTGCTTTATTTTATGGTTGGAAAAAGGGATTAAAAACGGGTTGTTATTATATAAGAACGCGACCAAAAGCGCAAGCACAACAATTTACAATTGATGCTAAAAAAGTACAAAGTAATAATTCAGATAGTCAAGTTCAACAAAATGATTCAAATTATGAGGCATGTGAAATGTGTAGTGCTTAGATGAAAACCAATAAAACCCATAAAAACCAATAAAAATCATAAAAACAAAATTTTTTTATTAAATTTGATAAAAATAAATAAAAAAAATAGTGAATAATGTATTATAGAAATGATTATATTATTAGGATTTCCAAAATCTGGAACAACGTCATTTACATTTTTATTTAATAAAATTGGATATAAAAGTTATCATTGGACATATAGAAGTGATACAGATTATATTGGAAATTGGATTAAAAAAAGTAAATTAAAAAATGAAAAATTATTGTCATTTTTGCCACAAGAAAAAAAGCCTATAGCATTAACACAAATGGATATATGTTTAGATGAACAAAATTGTTATTGGCCTCAGTTAGTCGATTATAAGTTATTATATGAGCAATATCCAAATGCACTATTTATATTAAATATGAGAGACCCTGATGATATATTAAAATCAATGAAAAAATGGCAAAATTATGATAAAAGAATATTGAAATATAATCCTGAGTTGTTTAAAGGGATTAGTGGAAATGATGATGAAAAAATATTAAAATTAATAAAAAAACATTTTAAAGAAGTTATAGATTTCTTTCATAATAATAAAAAAGCTAAATTTATAAAATATCATATTATATACGATAAAATTGAAAAACTACAAAAATATATAAATACAAAAAATATACAATTTCCGCAAGTAAATAAAAATTAAACAAGAAATAATAATTAAATAAAAAATATTAAATATAATTAATAAATAATGAAATCGTCAGCAAAACCGTACATATTTTTTTTTATTATATTAATGTTGATTATTTATTTATATTTTAATGTAGGTTATATTGAAATATTTAGAAATTACTTTAGTTTATTATTGTTAATATGTGGTATTATAGGAATATTTTTATATCCATTAGCAAATAAAATTCATGATCAAGAATCATTTGAATCTATTAAAGATTTAATGATAGAAAGATTTAAATCTAAAAAGAAAATATAAATTTATCTTTTTATGTAAGTTATTTTTGAATAATAAATATCTATATAAATAATACCGGTGTATTATATAATTTATATTTTAAATTATTCACTGGTTAAAACATATAAATATTAATTTTTTGGCATACATTACATAATTAATTAATCAGTGTGACAATGTCCATATTAATTAATAAATATAATAAATGTAGTTACAACATTTTAGTTAATTAATAAAATGAATTTCATTTTATTAAGAAAATTGATTTTATGTATATAAATTGATTTAAAGAAATAAATATACATAAATATAACCGCATAAATGCAATAAATAAAATTTAAATAATAAAATAAATAGGAAATTGCCGTTATTTTATTACTTACATGAATAAATTGTCATCATTTATTTATTTTTAATAATCAATATGATTAATTATTAAAAATTATACTTAATTATTAAAAATTATGTACATTAATTATTTTTTAAAAAAAATATGTTTAAAGAAATAAAAATACATATATATGATATAAGAAATAAATAATAAATAATATTGGGTTTTCCATATTTTTATTGCTTACATTAATGAGTTGTAATCATTCATTAATGAGTTGTAATCATTCATTAATGAGTTGTAATCATTCATTAATGAGTTGTAATCATTCATTAATGAGTTGTAATCATTCATAATTTAATAATTAAAATAATTAATTATTAAAATAATTATTTTGTTAAAAAAAAATAATAGATAAAAAATTGATTTTTTTATTTATAAAATAATATATTAAGTATTAAAGTAGTAGTGAATTTTTTTGTTGAATTAAAATGCCAAATAATAATGAAGTTAATTTTTTTGATGATTTTGTAAATGAAGTTGAAAAGAAAAAAGACAATAAATTTGAAGATGCCAAGAATTTTGTTTTATCTGAATATGTATATGATAAAAATAATTGTCTTTATTGCTGTACTGGTAAATGTACAAAACATGAAAATAATGAAAAGGCAAAAGACCTACATCCAAAGATTAAGAATATTATTAAAAATCCTAAACATTTATTAGGAGGAGATATAAAAAAAACGTTAGAAGAAAATAAAATGAATGTACATGATAAAAGCATTCATATGAATACATGTGTGTATAATTACAAACATCCAATATGCAAAAACTGTGATGATGGAAGATGTAAAAGAATGAATCATAATGGTATTGAATTAAAGATTTGTTGGCCTAAATTAAGAGAAGAATCTAGTGTTATTCCTATTGGATTACATTGGGATTTTTCAATTGAAATAAAAAATAATGAAATTGTTGATAAACATACTAAAATTAAAGTTTATGATGGTTTATTTGAAAAGAATCAAAATAAGTATAGAAATAGAATTTTTGAAAAAAAAGTACCAAATATTGATGAATGTGAATCTAGTATTATCGAAAATAGAAAATATTTAGAAAAAATAAAAGAAAAAGAAAAAGTTAATTTTAATCTTAATGATGAAGATGAACAAGAAATTTCAGATATTAATGAAAATTTTCCTAAATTAGTAGATGATAATAGAGTATCACCTACTAATAATCATTGGGCTAAAATTGCTAAAACAAGAGTAAAAACACCTGATGAAGAAATATGTTCTAATAATTCTTATGAAGAACATATAGATATTTCTGAAACAAATTCTACTGTAGATGTTAAATCTCCATATAGTACTACTGATTCTTTTAAAAAAATGGATTCTTTGGATAGTATTGATGAAAAAAGTTCTACTTTAACTAGAAAAGAATCTGTTGATACAATGTCTGAAGTAATTTATTCTAATTACGATAAAAAAATTAATGATTTAAAGAAAGAAAATTCATTGCTTATTAAAGAAAATACTCAACAAAAAGACCATATTAAAAACTTAAAAGCTGTCATTAGTTATGATAAAAAAACTGATTTTGCGGAAATATCTAAAAATAAAGAAATAGATAATTTAAAATCAGAAAATGAAAAATATCTTGAAGAAATTAATGATTTAAATAAGTCAATGAAAAAGCTAAAAGCTAAATTAATTGGTCTTGAATCAAGAGTCCCTGAAAAGACTTTTAGTGAAGAAGATAAAAAAAATATGATTGAAAATTGTAGAAGTTTTTCTGAATCATTGTTTAAAGCAATGAGAGAAAATACAAACTATCTATAAATTTTTAAAATTTAATTTAAAATAATTTTTTATAATATATTAACACAAATAACAACAACAATAACAACAATAACAACAATATAAAAAATAATAAAAATAACAAAAATATAAAATAATAAAATAATAAAAAATAATAAAAATAACAAAAATATAAAATAATAAAATAATAAAAAATAATAAAAA